TCAAGAGGATCCCAGCGCAACGTCGGCGGCCACGCGGCGCGCCTCCTGGGCCTCCCTGCTCTTGAAGAGATCGCCAGCCCGGCGCACGGAAGACGTTCTTTCGTCGGAGGCGCCTTGCTCGGAAGCCGCCTCCTCGTCAGAAGCGGTCTCGTCAGGAGCGTCCGAGAAGGCTCCATTCCGGAGCATCTTTTCTTTCACCTGGTCTCGGGCCTGTTTAAACACGTCTTTTATGGCCTCTACCTGCTCTTCCGTCGGCTCCTGCGGGTCCAGTTGGCCGCGCTCGATCATGCCCTTCACCACCTTCTTGGCGAGGGTGCCGGCCTCCACCTGGTAGTCGTGATACTCCTGGGCGGTCATCTGGATCTTCTTCCCGTCGCGCACAAAGTGGTCTTTCGGGCGGGTCGGCATCCACGAATCCTCGCCCAGCTTCTGGCGCCAGTTCGACAGCAGGCGGTCGGCGGCCAGCCGCCCGGTGGCGTCGTAGCGGTTGGCGGGGGAGAGCAGGCGGTACACAAAATCCGTTGTCGGCCCAAACCCCTCGTTGCGCTTGGCCTCCTGCCCCCAGGGGTCCACGATGGGCGGAGGCTGGATCTGCGCGAGCGGCACCGCCGAGCGCGCCGTCCGCTCGACGTAGTCGGCGGCGTGCTCCCCGACCGTGGCGTCGTCGGGCAGGAACGAATCCGAATCGCGGTAAAACGGGTCCGCCGCGCGCATCGCCGAGGCAAAGAAGTTGGGGAAGTGTCCGCCCAGGAAGCGCCGCGCCCACTTCGCAGCGTTGCGGCGCGGATTCTCGATGACATTCGCCAGGTCCAGGACCCCCGCCGCAAGGGTCGATTCGAGCATCACGTCGTAGAGCCGCGACGCCGCCTCGGCATTGGCGCGGGCGAAGGGCTTCCCCCGTCGCCGCGCCTCCGCGTAGTCGCCGGCGTATGCGAGCGGAAAGCTGAACGGGGCGAAGCGGCCGTAATCGTAGCGCGTGTCACCGATGCGGATCGTCGTCGGCTGGCAGTCGCGGTAGCCCTTCGAGCGGGCGCCCGCGTCGCTCCGGTCAATGGAGCCGCTCAGGTAGGGGCACCCCTCGTCGTCGAGCGTTTCGGCCATCGTCTTCAGCCCCAGGCCCACCATCGACGTGACCGCCAGCTGCGCCACATCCTTCGTCACCTCCGCCGAGCGGTAGGGTTTAGCGACGAGCTGCCCGCGCTGCACCTCGGCGCGAAACAGGCCGTGGCGCGCCACGCGCTGCACCATGTCGAGCGTCTGGAGCGGCGGGATCAGTTTGGCCCCCTGCCGGACGGTGTTCGAGAGCGTCTTTACGAAGGGCACGAAGCCGTGCAGGAAGTACCCCAAGAGCCGCACGCCCATGCTGTCGTCTTGTGCCAGGCTGTTTTTGCCGCTGCGAATCTTTTCCGAGAGCGGGTCGAGCGCCTCCTGAAACGATGCCTCACGCGCCTTTTCGAGGGCTCGTACGCTGGCGAGGCTGCCCATCGAGGCCGTCTGCGCCTCGATGAACGTCTCCATCTCTTCCCCTTCCAGCCCGTTGTCTTTGGCGAGGCGGTACGCCTGCGCGCCGCGCTCCATCTCAAAGACGATGGTCTTGAAAAACTGGTCACCGGCGGTGAGCGTGCGCAGGCCCAGCCGGGTCACGCGCCCCTTCGTCCCCCCAATCGCTACCGAGTAGCTCTGCGCCTGGTCGCGCCAGCCGCCCTCCGTATCGGCCCCCTCCACGCGCTGGTCCAGCACGGGCGCCTCGGTGTCGAACCCCAGCCGCGCGGTCGAGAGCGCCTTTGTGAGCCCCCCCCGCACCCCGCCCAGGAAATACGGCATCTCCCCCAGCGTCGGCATCCCCTCCTTCGGGCCCAGGATCGCCTCATGCACGCTCCCGGCCGTCATCTCCACCGTGCGCATGACGCTCTGTTTGAACACGTTGGCTCCCGTCGAGCCGAGGTTGAGCACCTGCGTGGACATCCCCGACAGGATCGCCGCCGTCCAGTACTCCTTCCATTTCGAGCCGGCCCCGGCCCGCGCCGCAGTGATGACGCGCACCGCCTGCGCCGCCCGGCTCGGGTTCTCGGCGAAGAGCTCGCCCTGCCCTTCCTCCGCAAACGCCAGGCCGTTGTTTTTGAGCATGGCGGCGATCTCTTGCGTCTCCTCCGCGTGGGCCGCCTCCGCGCGGGCCACCACCTCTTCGTCCTCGGAGTTCATCTTGCCCGCGTTCTGCTTTGAGGGGCTGAAGAGTACCTTCATGAAGTCCTCTCGCGCGCGCTCCGCCGGTGAGAGGTTCTCGTCTTGCGCGGCGGAGAGCGCCCGCGCCGCCTCGCTCATGCGCTCGCGGTAGCGCTTCGTAATCTGCCCCAGCTCGGCGATGCGCTGGGCGTCGCCGCTGTCGAGCGCCTCGCGCCCCTCGCGCTCGATGATCTCCTTCGCCATCATCACCTCGACCTTTTCGAGGCCGCCCTCGCCTTCGAGAAGCGCCTGGCGCTCGCCCTCGTAGTCGGCGTCTAAGCGCCGGCGGGCCTCGGAGCGCCACTCGGCCATGCTCTCCTGCGTGGGCATCCCGGCCTCCTCGCGGAGCTGGTCCATCACGTCCACGGCGCTGCGCACCTCGTCGGAGTCGGCCGGGTTGGCGAGTTCGGGGCGGCCCGGCGTGCCCGGCTCCCCACGCGCCGCCGCCTCGCTTTCGGAGCGCAGGCGCTCGGCATAAAAGTCGTCGAGGAACGCCTGCGGGTCGTCGTAGTCAGAAGGCTTCGGGGTCGCGTCAGCATTCGCCTCCGAAGCATTCGCGTCCGAAGCATTCGCGTCGGGGTCGGCCTGATTGCCAGCTCCCGATTCTGCCCAATCCCCGCGCCGCTGGAAGCGGGTAGGGCCCGGCTCGTAGGGGGCTTGCTCTTCGCGCGTCTTCAGGTCGGTGCGTTTCTGAATTTCTTCGTCGCTTAGTCCCAGAGGACGACCCTTCGCCTCGCGTGGCGCAGGAAACATCCGCTGATAAGAACTCCCGTCTGCGGTCACGACATCCATCAGAACGCCGTCCGCAATGCCCTCTACCGCTACTTCGTGGCGCACCTGGTCATTCAATAGCTCCCTGGGCACAGACAGGGCCACCTGGCTGGCCCCGTTCTCCACAGCGAATGTACGCACGGCCTCTGTTAGCGTCTCGGTATCATCCAGTAGGGCCGCCTTCGCTCGCCCCAATCCCCGGACGCGCCCATCGGCCGCTCGCCCAATTACAATGATGCCCTCTGAGGTCTGCGCCTCTTTGGCAACGCCTGCTATTTCCGCCGGGGTGTTGACCGAGCGCCCGAGTAGTTTATGCGGAGTGCTGGGGGTGAATAGCTGGTCTTGCGCGGTTTCAGGGTCGATGCCCGCTCGCTCCAGCGCGTCTGGGTCGGTAATGTCCTCCACGCGCTCGTTGAGCCTCGGTCTGCGCGCGCGCCCCCGCGCGGACTTGTCCTCCTCCAGCACGCGAAACTCGCCGCTGTCGATGATGACGTGCCCCTTGAAGCGATCCATCAGGCTGCCGACCAGCGCTTGCGTAAAGCGCTGGTCAGCCGCCGATGAGGAGGAAACGTTGCCCGACGGGTGGTTGTGCAGGGCAAACACGCCGTCCGCCCCGCGCTCCTCCAGCCTGCCTTCGAGCCACGCCAGGCGCTCCTCGGTAGTCTGGCCGGCAGCTTGCGGGAACGCCGCTGACGCGCCAGGCAGCCGCGACGAAACGTTGTCCGAGCCGAGGATCTCGAAGCCCCCCGTGTCGGGAAGCTCTCGAACATAGATGTACCGGAGCGTCTCAAAACGCGAATCGCGCAGGACCTGCGCCACGGCGGCCAGGTCCTGCGCACCGGAGATGCGCTTGCCCGTGAGTGAAGCTGCTCCCTCGGAAACTAATTGTTGCCCGATTCTTCTTCCGAGGAGCTCAATCGGTTCCGCCTCGTCCGTCTGCCGGTCTGGTACGGAACTTCGACGCCCTCGTGATGGCGAAGCACGCTCGGCGCTTTCGGGATCTCCGAATAGTTCGAGCTGTTCTCGGACGTCTTGGAGCGCTTCTTCGGCGCGACTTCGGCTTCCGCTTTCCGATTCGTTTTGTCGGATGTCATAGCGCTGTGCTGCTGCTTCGGGGTCAAAACGCACGTCTCCTACGCGCTGAAACCGCGCCCGGTTCTCGATCTCGACGGCCTCCTCGGCGCGCAGGTTGCGCGCCGCCGCCTCCAGCACCAGCTTGAGGTCCGCGTCGGTCGGCGCGCGCCCCAAAGCCTCCCGCAACTTCGCGGCCTGCTGGCGAAAGAAGTCCAGGATGCGTTGCACAAGCGAGCGCTCCACGTTCAGGCCGCCCTCGGCCAGGTGCGCCAGGTACTCCTCGGCCAGCTCGATGCGCGTCTCGCGGCTCGCGCCCTCTACGCTGTCCACCCCCTCCGGCGCGTAGAAGTCCAGCAGGCTCCCCCCTTCCAGGCTGGCGGCCTGCATCCGCTCGGTGCCGATGACACCGGCGAGGCGGTCCATGGCCGCCTCAAACTGGTCCTGTGAGGCGAAGAACGCGCGCAGGCCCTCATGCCCGGCCACCTCGTGCAGGTACGTCTGGATGGCCTGCTGCTCTACTGTAAGGCCGCTCGCCTGGGCCGCGCGCCACACCTCCGAGGCGACCATCTGCGCCTCCCCGTCAAAGAAGAAACCCGGCGTGACGAACCCCTCGCGCTGCCCCTCGGCGAAGCGCCTGCCCGCCTCGCCGGGCACGTCTTCGGGCAGCATGTGGATCTTTGCAGCGGGAAGTCCTGACTGGAGGAGCCGTGACAGGGCGGCCTCTATGCGCTCGACGACTCTCTCGCCCCGCTCTCGGGTCTGTTCCTGGGTCCCTTCCTTCCCGGCGGGCTGCCGGGGCTGTACATCACCTTTTGCACTCTCACGCCCGCCGCGACGCTGGAAGGGCGCCTCGGTCGCTTCTCCCTCGGGCCTTTGAGCGTTTGTTTGTCCATCGGGAGCCTCCTGGGAAGATGCTTCCTGGGAAGAGGCTTTTTGGGGAGCGGGGCGTTGCGCGTCGGCAATCTCATTAGCGAGTTCAGGCGTGAGCGTCTTGCCCGTCACGTTCTGAAACTGATCCTCCAGGGCGCTCATGGCCCGCTCCGGGGCAGACTGGAGGCTCGTCGGCCCGCCGGGGTTATTCTCCATCACGTCGAGCAGGTCGCCCACGTCCGTGCCGGTTTCATCGGCAACCTGGCCGAGGCTCATCGTGTCGGTACGACCGCGCGTCACCCAGTTGCCCAGGCCGCGCTCAACGATCTCGTCGCCGCTCGCGCGCCCTCGCACGGCGTCCCCCTGCGAGTTGTACGGCGCGTTCTCGCGCAGGGCGCGTAGCAGGGGGTCGTTTTCGGCACGCTGGCCGTGGCGGGCCTGCTGCTGCGCGATGGTATGCGCCTCGGCCAGTTCGATGGGGTTCTCGCTCGACTGCGCCACCGCCTGCGGGTAGCCGCTCACGCCCACGGCGCGCACCTCCTCTTCCGGGAGACGGGCGCGCCGCTCGTCGATGGCGGCGCTGTTTTCGGCGAAATACTCCGCCAGCACGCGGTCGTGCTCGCTGGAACGCCGGTCCACCACGCCGCTGCGGTCGGTGCCGTCGGCCTCCGTCTCGGTGTTGACGACCTCGAGGCGCCCGTCAGGCTGCGGGCGCACCTCGTAGCGGCCGCTCTCGAATGGGTAGGGCGTCAGAGCACGCTTTTTTAGTTCAGGTTCAGTCCCGGCACGGGGCGGCGCCTCACCAGGTCGGCCACCCACCGCTGCACCATCGCCTGACTGGCCTGGTGCTCCAGAAGCACCGGCGGCTTCCTCGGCACCCACCCCTTCCACGGTGCCCCCCTGCTGGCCTGGAGCGTTTGGCGTGACGTCAGCGGGAGCCCCCGCAGGGGCGGGAGATACGTCGGGGGTAGCCGGTCCATCAGGGGGTCTTTCATTTGGGGTTCTTTCATTTGGGGGTCCTTCATCGAGCGCTTGCTCTTCGGGGAAAAGGTCTTGCTCGCTTTCGCGGCGCTGACGCTCGGACTGGCGCGCCTGCTCTCGGGTCTCGACCAGGTTCTGCTCGGCCTGGCGCAGGCGCTCGCGGTAAGGTTGTAGTATCTGGTCGAAGTCTTCCTGCGTCGCAGCACGCTCCCCCATGCCTTCCAGGCTTTGCTGCGCGCTCTGCCCACCAGCGTTCGCTCCCGAAGTGTTCGCTTCGCGGCCCTGCTCTTCCGTCGCCTCGCCAAAGAGGTCTTCGCTTTGCGGCTCATCCGGCCCTCTGTCCCCCAGCTCGTCGCGCTTGGCGTTGAGCTCCTGCCGGGCGGCCTCTACCTCCGCCTCCGCCTGTTCGACGGCTTGCCGGGCGGCCTCGGCGCTCGGGTAGGTGCGCCGGCGGCCCGAGCCGACGCCCAGGTCGCCCTGCGCCTCTTCCGTGGCGTCGGCTTCAGGCGCGCCCGTATCACCATCCTGCCGAGAACTCGACTGCCCCTCGTCGATGGATACATTCGGCTCCACCTGCTCTTCTTCACTGGCCGGAACGGTGCCGCCTTCAACTGCTGCCTCACCTTCTGCGGCTTCTTCCCGCGACGGTGGCGGGGCCTGCTCTTGCGCTTCGGCAGGGTTCTGTTCAGCGCGACGCAGACGCTCGCGGCGCTTCTGCACCCTCGCGCGTGCCGCCGGCACTTCATCCGCTGCGGCGCGCGTGTTCTGCGCACTGCTGCCGGTCAACGGCGGACGTACGGCGCGCTTCTCTTGCTCCCGCCGCGCCATTTCATCAAGGAGGGCATCGGCTTCGGCCTCCGAAGCCGCGGCGGGCAAGCGCTCGGCCAACTCCTCCTCTGAAAGATCTCGCATCTCGGCCGTCCGCCTGCCTTCGCTTTTCTGCCCGGCGGAAGCGGCCTGCGTCGCCGTGGAAGTCGCCGCCGACTGCCCGGCTCCGGCGACCGCCTCGATAGCGCCCTCGCCGAAGCGAATGTCCTCTCCCGCGAGCGCCTGCCCGGCTACCTCGCCGCCCGCCTCGCCGAGCGTTTCCGATGCAAACCCGGCCCCGCTTCGCGACACCTGCGACAGGTTGGTGCCCTCCAGCGCGGGCAACGCCGAAGCGAAGAAGGCCTCCACCGTGCCCACCGCGCCGCCGCGCTGTTTCGCTCGCCTGCGCACCCGCTCTGCGAGCTGCTGCCCTTGCTCCCCCTTGAGCGCCTGCCCCAACGCCTTCGGGTCGGTAATGTCCACGCCCTCTTCCATCAGGTACTGCGCGAGCGCGGCCTTTTCCTCTACGCTTGCGCTGCCGACAAACGCGCCTGCCGACGAGCCAGCTTTTGCCCCCGCTGGGCCAAAAACACTTCCGGCCAGCGCGCCCAGCGACGTCGTCAGGATCGACGGAAGCGATTGCAGCGACGAGGACGTGACGAGATTGTACGCGCTGCCGGCCCCGCCCTGCTCCAGTTGCGAGAGCGCGCCGGCCACGGCCTCGCCTTGCGTGCTGCCCTCGCTGGTGGCTTCGGCCTGCGCCGCCGCGACACGTGGGTCGCGTGGAAGCTCACCCATCTGTCGCGTGTAGCGGGCTGCCTCCTTCGCCAGCTTCGCGCGCTCCTCGTCCGTGTACGGCTCGGGCGCAAAGAGGGGGTTGTTCTTGGCCGCCGGGCTCGTCGCCTTGGGGCGGCCGCGTAGCAGTTTGTCGAGGGCGCGGCCTTGCTGCATCTGCCAGTACGAACGTTTCAGACCTGTCGTCCACGTCGTCTTGTCCTCCTGCTCGCCGGGAAAGAAACGAGGGTCGGCGAGCTTTTCGACGGCGCCGGCCGCCTTCGTGCGGCCCTCTTCGAGACGCGCGGGTGCTTCCTCGTTGAAGCGCTCCATTTTCGCGCGCAGGTCTTTGACGCGACGGTTGTAGGCCTTGACCGCCTCGGCGTTGCTCTCGTCGAGCGAGTCGCCAGCGGCCTTGAGCGCGGCGGCTTCCGCTTCGAGCTCCTTGCGACGCGCGGCCACCTCCTCCATCTGCTGCACGCCCGCCTCGCGCTCCTTCTCGATCTGCTCGACAGCGCGGCCGTATCGTATCGCCTGGCGGCGGTCCTGCGCTGCCCCGCGCGTGGAGGTGGACACCGCGGCGGCGGGATCGGGGCGCGGCGGTTCTTTGTCGGCCGACTGCTGAGATTGCTGCGCCGGCGGCGGCCCCGTGAGCGCGTCGCGCAACTCTTTTTCGCCACCGGCCGCTTCTTCGAGGCGTTCTCGCCGCGCGGTCGGGGGGTCGGGGGACTGCTGATCGGCTGTACGGTCGGGCCGCTCGCCCTCTTTGCCGCCCAGAGCCGGCGGTTCTGCGGGCAGCTCTACGGCGGCCTCCATTCCGTTGCGTACTTCCGCTGCGCCGCCCGAGCCCGAGCCTCTTTGCTCCAACCCAAAACGCCGGCGGGCTTTTCGGATCGGCTCGTCGCCGGCGTCGTTGCGGAGCGAGCCCTCCTCCAGTCCGAAGCGCTGACGTGCACGCTGGCGGGCTTCATCGCTCGGGGCTTCCTTTCCCTGCGGTTCCGTGTCCAAACCAAACCGCTCGCGGGCGCGTCGTTGCGCCTCTCCGAGTTTGCCAGCCGTTTCAGGATCGCCCATGAGATCTAATACTTGACGCCATATTCCTGCTCGAATTGCTCTTTTGTGATCTCCCCACTCTGAACGAGGCCACACGCCGCCTTTATCTCTTCTTGCAAAGCCTTCTGCTCTTCGTCACCCCCGCCTTCCGCAGACGTCGCCTCGTCGAGCATCTTCCGGTACTTGTCGAGCGCCTCGTTTTTGTCGTTGTAATCCTCTGTGGTGAGAGGCACGTCAACCTTCCCGCCCGTCCCCAGCGCATTCGAGGTTACAGTCTTCGTGCCAGACGCTATCTCTTTCTCCAGCCTCTTGATTTGCGCCTTGATCTCCTCGGGGGTCAGCGCGGTCGTTTCGTCTCCCTCTTCGCCTCTCCGCTCCTCCGCCAGCGCGTTCGCCGAAGCGGTTTGCGCCTCGTTCTCGCGGGTGCGCGACTTGATCTCCTCGATCTCCGCCTTCTCCTTCTCCGTCATCGGCAAGTTGCGCTTTTTCTTTTCCTGGAGGAGCTCCAGGCGTTGCTTCTCTTTGAGCGTCTCGATCTTTTGCTCGGCCTCCTGCTTGTTCGTTTCGCGATCTCTCTGTTCCTTTTTCTCGTCGCGTTTCATCTTACGCCGGTGCTTCTTCCGCGCGTCGGCGTCGTCCTGGCGCTCCTGAACCTCTTTCGTCTCCTGCTCCCGGTTGTACTTCTTCTGCTCCAGGAGGCGGTCGTAGTAGGCCCCCAGGCGCTTCTGGTAGCCCTGGTCCATCTGCTGCTTCGCCCCGGAAAAGCCCCGCGTCGCCCCGCTCATCAGCGCGGTCGCCATCGGCGCGTCGGCCAGCGCCCCGATTCCCGAAAGCGCCAGCGACGCGAGCCCCGCCCACTTAAGCCCCTTCGCGCGGCGCTCGTTGTACTCCGGCTTCGCCCCGGCAAAGCCGCGCATCCGAGGAAGCCCCTCCGGATCGCCCCCTTCCTCGGGCGGCGAATCCGCTGAGGAAGCCCCCGCCGAGGAAGCCCCCGCCGGCGGCGGAATCGCGCCGGACAGCCCCCCGCCGGCGGAGGCGGCGTCGCCGGCAGCGCCCTGCCGGCCGGCCGCCCCCGGCGTCTCCTTGCGGCCCGTCACTGCCTTACGGGAGGCGCTCTCTGAAGGGAGCTCTTGGGAAACGAGGTCTCCCAGCTCGTCGTCATCGCGGAAGCGCTCGGGTACAGGAGGAGTCGGCATCGGAAAAACGTGCTGCTCGAAAAGAACCGAAGCGGGAATCCCTACGAGGAATTGTTTCCACTACTGCCGCCCCCGCCTCCGCCGGCGAAGGCCTGCGTCGCCGCCATCGCCCCCTGCCCCAGGAGACCCATCAGCCGGCCCTTCCGCTTTTGCTCGCGGGCCTGCTTCCGGTTCCAGATTCCCGTCTTGGTATTGGCTGAGCTCATCGCCTGCTGGAGCGCCGCGCGCTTCTGCTGCTGCCCCTGCTGCACGACGTCGAGCATCCCCTGCGCCTGGTTGCGCCCGCGCCGCGCGCTCTGGGCAATGGCGCGCTCCGTCCCGCCGGCGCCCTGCTTGGCGAGGGTCGCCTGATCGGTGCGCCGCTGCCGCTCGGTGATCCGGCGCAGCTGCTCCATGGCCGCCTGCGCGCCCGGCTGCTCCAGGGCCCCCTGCTTGGATTGGCTCATCAGCTGCTGGTGGAGCGCGCGCCGGTCGGCCTGGCCGGGGTCGGTGTCCTCGTCCCCCGAGTCGCTGAGTAGTTCCCTTCCGATGTCGATGGCCGCCGGCAGGGCGGCGGCCGCGAGCGTAGCCCAGGCCATAGCAGGGTGCTGTTTGGGGAGCGAAAAAACGCGCGGGCTCGGGAAAAGGCTTCCCGGGAAGGGCAGACTACACAACCCGCCGCCGCAGAACGCACGCCTCACCTTACGTCAATGTAGGGAAACGCCGAGTACAGAAAGCCCAAGGGGTCGGGCAGGAAGCCTCACCAGTCGAGTGTGAAAGGCCGAACGCGCACGCCGGCAGCCACGCCGGAGCGGATACTGCTCTCCCGCCCGCGCTTGGCAAAGCGGTAGCCGCCCCAGACCTCAACGCGCCGATACCGCAGGTGCACCGCCGCCGTCGCGCCGACCGTGCCGCGCGGGCCATACGTCGCTGCAAGGTCCGGCCACAGTTCCCATTCCGGCTCCGGCACGTCATAGACGCGCTGCTCGAAACGAGAGGCACGCGGGTCAAAGGTCGTGAGCGTGACGGACGACCCGGAGAATAGCCCGTCGGGCTCGATGCGCACCGGGCGCGAGCTGGCGAGCCCCGCCACGCGGAAGGAGTCGGGGCGCGCGTAGCAATCCCGTACGGTGTCTACGCGCGTCTCGTAACGCACGACCTCGCGTGGCGTCGAGGCGCGCGCCGTCGCCGGCGCCGCGCCGGCCTGCGTGGTTGTGGCCGTATCTTCCCTTGCGACAGGGCGGTTCCGGTACACCGTGTCTGTCTGCACCGATGTTCGCGCGCGAACATTTTGCTGCCCGCGCTCGGCCCACCACTGTCCGGCGTAGACCCCCAACGCGAGGAGCGCAAGGGCGCCGACGGCGGCCAACATGTAACCCAACTTGTTCATGATCGCCCAGAGTTATCGTGAACCGTGCCGCGAAGCCAGTCCCCCAGCGCGCTGACAGCCTTCGCGCCACTCGGCGACTTGAAGGCCTTCCACGCCACGATGCCGCCCGTGACCGCCGCGATGCTGCTGGAGACAATCCGCGAAAACTCCAAAAAGGCTTTTCCCTCCGTCAGCACGAAGCCCCTGAAAAGCGCGTAGCATACCAGCGAGGCGAGGACCGCCACTACGGAAACGCGAAAGAGCTTCTGCAACCCTGTGAGCATCTTGCGGGTCGGAGTTTCTTTGATGAGTCTTCGGTTGGCCGAGGTCGCTCAGGCTATCGAGATGAGTTTGATGACGAGGGTGGCGATGAGAACGAAGGCGCTCCCGGTCCCCACCCACACCTTCAACTTCGTTTCGATGGAGGACTGGCGGCTCCGAATCGTTTGCTGGTGCTCCTCGAGCCTCCGGATGCGTGCCTGGTTGCGGCTGTTTTGGTGGACGTACTCCACGACCTCCTTGAGCGCCTCGGCGGTTTCCTCCTGGCTCTCACGAATCGTTTTCAGTTCCTGCGCCAAAACCGCAACGGCCACTTCGTCGTCCATATCGGATTGCCTAACTTTTTGGGGGCTCGTCAGGTCGTCGAGGGTGGGGGTGGGCATCTCGTCAAGCACGGTTGGGGAAACAATCAGCAGATTCAGAAGCGTCGCAGGAAGCGGTTCACGGCGGGCGGCAGGCGGGTCTTGAGGGGTTGCACAGCCAGCGGCTCCAGCGGCGCGGCCTCCATTCCTGCGGCGACGGCCGGCTCCTCCAAGAAGAGCGCGCGCTCGGCCTTCCGGCGCTTCACCAGGCCGGAGAGGACCTCCCCATCGGCGTACTTCCACCGCAGAAACTCGTCAGCGGTCTCCTGGTACCGCTTTGCGTTCAGGTGGCGCAGCAGCGTAGACCCACGAAAGTTCGCCGCGCCGATGTTGTAGCAAAGGCTAACCAGCGCCGAAAACTGGTTCGCGGTCAGCGCGGTGGAGGTGGCCTCCTCGACAGCCGGCTCGTACTGCTGAATGAGTTGGCGCTTCAGGAGGCGCTCGGCCTCAGGCTTCGTGATCGGGCCCGGAGTAGACTGCCGCGAGAGGCCCGGCGTGTGCTTCTCGGTCGCGCCGTAGCCGATGGTCCAGACGCCCACACTGTCGGTGTACCACTCCGCGCGGAACGCCTCAAACCGGCGAATGAGCTCCAAGCCCGCCTGGTTGGTGTCCAGGAGGCCGTTGGGGACAAATTGCTTCTTGGAGAAGTGCTTTTTCATAGCGCAGAGGCTGTCTTCGAGCGGATGATGCCCTGCGCTGTGCCTTTGCCTTTTTGCGAAGCCGCCTGGCTTACGAAGCTATGTAGCTCACGCCCTCTCCGTCGATATCCACGTCGAGGTACACCGCCGAGAGGTCGTCGGCGGCCACCTCCACCGACTCCCCGGCAGCCAGAATGTAGCCCGCGCCCGCCCCGGCGCCGGAGGGTTGCACGTAGACGTTACCGCTGTTGCTGCTCTTTGCCTTGACCGTCACCCCCTCGTCGAGCGCCTGCGCGGCCGCGAGCGCTTCGGGCGTCCCGGCGGTGGCGACGGCCTTCTGGCCGGCATAGATCGCGCCCGGCGGGTTCCCCGTCACCTCCACGCGCAGCGTGTCGGTGGCGTTGGACGCCAGCGCCGCCAAAAGGTCCGACAGCGGCGTCGCGGCCACGTCTACGCTCCCGATGTTGTTATTTCCCGCCGGCAGGGCGCCGGTCAGCAGGGTGCGGAGCTCATCGGTGCCGGCCGTAGAGGCCAGCGCCGCGAGGAGCCGGTCCAACTGCGCGTTCTCGGTCGGGTCGTCGGGAATCTGTATCGTCCGCGTCGTCCCGGTTGCGTCTTTTACGTCAATGGTCGCCATTGTACGGGGTATCCTATTGAGTGAGCAAGGTAGCGTATGCGGCGTTTTCTGCCTTGGTGAAGTCGAGGTTGGGCTCGCCGGTCACGGCAAGCGTAAAGGACTGCTCGGCCTGCTTCGACCCGTCGCTCACGACGAGCGTCACGTCGTATTCAGCGAAGGCCACCGTCGGCGCGGTCCCGCTCAGGGTGGCCGTGCCGTCGCCGTGGTCGGTGAGCGTGAGCCACGCCGGGGCCACGCTGATAGCAAAGGTGATCGCGTCGCCGTCCGGATCGCTCCCCTCTACGGTATACGTGTACGATTCCCCGCTGGCCGCGGACGTAACCGGAGAGGAGCCGAAGGCGGGAGCGCGGTTGGTCGCGCCCACGTACAGCGGCGCGCTCACCCCGCCAGAGGTCGTCCACGAGGGCGCGGCGGGGTCGGTGCTCGTGGTGCCGGGCCGGCGGTGGGGCATGCGCACGTCGTACTCGAAGCCGAAGCGCTCGACGCTCTGCCCCGGCAGGCCTTCCCCTACGAGCTCGAGCTCGCCCTCCAGGAGCATCCCCGCCGGGAGCGTAAACGCGTCGTGCGGAGCTGTATTCATAGCCCCCTCCTGCAACAGCAGCTTCCCGCGTGCCGGGTCGTGCATCGAAAGCCGCCACGTGAGGCTGCGCAGCGGGTCGCCCTGGCGAAGCCAAAACTCGCGCAGGCGCTTCCATGTGCCCTGCGCCGAGAAGTAGAGCCGAGCGGTCTGCATGTACACCCGCTGCGCCTGCTCGGACGCGCCCTCTTCGTAGAGCCGCCCGCCGGCCCCATCCGAGAGCGGCCCGGTGCCGAGGAGCCGCCCCCGGAAACGCCCCAACGCCCGCCGCTCGCGGTCCAGGATCGTCCACGTCCCGTGCCGGAGCGAGAACGCGAACGTGAGCGCTCCGGCCCCCACCCACAACTCGCGCCGGCTCTGGTCGACGCTCCGGTAGTAGCCCAGCACGGCCGCAGGCTCGCCGCCGCCTTTGGAAGCCTGCCCGGCCCCGGCGCCGAGGCTTTCTAAAAAGTCTCCCTCGTGAAGCGGGGCCGATATCGGCTCGCCGGAAAGCTCCGGCGCGAGCTGGTAGATGCCGTCAACGCTGGCGAAGACCACGCTGCGATCGAGGTTCGTGAACGCCCCGCGCCCCACGCACCCCCGGGGCGCGACCTTGCGCCATCCGCTGAACGCGACATCGCCCCCGCCCCCCACCTGGCCGAGGAAGACGCTCTCGCGGCAGAGCGCGTAGACGGGGTACTCGCCGAACTGCCCCTCCGAGGCCGGCAGCGTGGAGGCGGCAAACCCCACGATGCCGTCGGTGGAGCCGTCACCGATGTAGGCGGCCCGCCGCGCCAAAAGCGCGCGCGGCTGGGCTACGCTCGACACCAGAAGCCGGTTCGGGTCGTGCTCCTCGTTGGCATTCGCGCCGGCGATCTCTTCGCCTGTTACGTTGGCGCTCGATCCTCCGCCCCCGCCGGCGCCGGAGAAGAAAACCACGACCGACCGCAAATTGCTGTCCCCGCTTGCCGACGTGTCGCCGTACTTCGGCGACCCCGCTTGGGCGTTGGCGGACAGGTCAAATTCGATGCGCGCGCCCCCGCCGGCCTGAAGGCGAAACGTTCGCTCGCCTCCGTCGCCGGCGTTTCCGCCGGTCTGGTTTACGCTGGCGGCGCGCGTCTTTTTATCGATGAGGGTCCCCTCGTCGTCCAGGACGCGCGCGGTCATCTCCGCCGTTGCCGAAAAGAGATCGCCCGGCTTCGTCGCCGATCCGTGCGCTTCGACGTAGGCGTCTACGTCGATGACCGCGTCGCCCGCCAGCACCGTCGAAAAGTCGTAGTAGGGAGCTGACGAAACCGGGCCGACGGCGTGCGTCGTGTCATCGGAAGGATCGGAGGTGTCTCGGCGGTTGTCCACGGCATAACTGCGGGTTTTTTTGTCGCGCGGCCCGCCGTCGTCGTCGGGCATGTCGTCTATGATCTCCTCGCCGTCGGAACCGCCCCCCTCGCCCGAGGCAGGATCGCCCGTCGTCAGGTCGTAGGCCCCTTCCAGCCGCGCGTATACGTAGTTGCCGCCCCCCGTAGTAAACGCGCGCGTCGCTCCCTCCATGACGGCCGCGCCCCACGAGCCCGGCTCGCTTCCGGGCACATAGTCGCTGCTCACATAGATCTCCCACCGCTCGGCGCGCACGTCGGGATAGTAGAGCAGTCCTCCGACGAACGAGGCGCTCGTTGCGTGCGACGAGTCCAGGGGTACCGCCTCGGAGTAGCGCGCGAACCGGCCGTTGGAGGTGGCCAGCTCGACCTTCATCCGAATCCAGTAGTCGTTCCCGCCGGCGTCGTCGGTGCCGCCCTCCCAGCCGAGCATCCGGCGCAGCGCGGGTCGGGCGAAGTCGTAGCCCACGTCGCCCAGCAGGAGACGCTGGTTGTAACTAAAGGCCGCCCCCGCACGAATCGTGTGCTGGAGCAGGCTCTCGTCGCTCAGGGGCTCGCGCGTCAGGATCGAGGCGGCTCCACGAGGCATCTCCTCCCCCTCAAGCTGGGCCTGCGCGCCGATCTCGGTGTCGGAAATCGTTGCTACGCGGAAGCCCGGATTGCCCATCGCGGGACGCTCGGCTCCGTCGCGCGGGTCGCCGTCGGCGTCTCTCAGGAGCGGCGGCTGCGCGAAAACGGCAATCCCGGTCAGGATCGGGTCCCATTCGCTCGCCAGGGGATACGGGTAGCCGTCGACAGTAAATACCGGCGCGTAGGTGTCGCCGCTCCCGCTCGTGCCGACCTCCGCCCTTATCGGGCCGCCGGGCGGCCCCAGGGTGCCGTCCTTGAGCGTCCACGCGAAGCGAAACACGTATTCCTCCGGCTCCAGCCCCTCGTCCGGCGACCCGGCGGCCACCTCGCTCGACACGGCCACGTCCGGCAGCGGGGGCGGCGTGAGCGGGAGGACCGCGTCGTCGCGCACCTCAAGGACCGCTTCGGGCGTGTCGTGCCGGGGCGCCCCCTTCGAGACGGCGGCGAAGTGCCCCGCCCCCACCGGCGCGAACTGCGCGAAGCGCGTAGCGTCGGCTCCGCCCTCCAGGGCGTGCAGCTCGCGCACCTGCCAGGGCGTGTCCGCGTGGCCCGGGTCGATGACCACCAGCGCCTCGTCAGTCAGCCCCAGCACGCGCTCCAGCGACTGCCCGGGGTCGGCTTCGAGGTCAGCCAGGTCACCGTAGCGCTGGCGCACCTGCTCGCCCAGCGCCAGCAGGCGCCGCGCGCCTGAGCGCTCCTTCGCGCCGGCGGCCACCTCGTAGCGCGGCGCATCCGGTGGGCCGGCCCGCGCCACGTTCACCGCCGCCCGCAGCGTCCCGGCGGGCGCGCGCCGCGCCGGCACGCTCACGTCGAGCGGCCCCAGCATAACGTCCTTGCGCTCTGGCACAGGAGAAGAGGGTTCTTCAGAAAAGCGTTCTTCAGGAGAGGGCCGCCCCTTGGGGAAAGCGGCCGCGCCCTGGGCGTCAATAGGTAGGCGAGAGCTGCGACGTCGTCTGGCTGCGCGGCTCGTGGTCGTAGTCGCTGATCGCCCCGAAGAAGCGCCCGCGCTTCTGCTCGGCCAGCTCCGCCTGCCCCACGTCGGCGAGGTACTCGGCCTGCACGTAGTCCACCAACGCGCGCCGCAACTCGGGCGGCATCTGCTGCAGGTAGTCCGTTAAGGACGGGCCGGGAAGCGGCGCGGGAAGAGCCATAGATATACCTTTGCGTTAAATCTTGATACCCACTTCGTAATACAGCTTTTTGAGCTTTCCCGCCCCTATGGTAATAGAAGTCTCCAGCACATTGCGGGTGATAAGGTTATTATTTGTTTGAGTCGAAACCGTCAACAATAGCGGTGTGAAAGCGATTGCCACTCCACGAGTTAGCAACCAACACACCGTCATACCCTTCGGGCATGTAAACGGCAGCAGAGCGGATTCCTTGGTTGCCGTTATACAAATAGCCATTGTGCCAGTAGGACGGTCCCCGTTTGCGATTTTGCAAGATTAGCCGCAACTCTTCCCGGCGCATTTGCCGAAACGACGAAGGCGACAGGACCCTGCCGGTGCGAAGCGAACGCATGAATGCCATCACGTCGCGGGCACTCATAATCCATCCTCCTACTCCCGTAAATGCCATTTTCCCGAAATCATGCCCACCGCTCGGCGTCGAGCCGTGCTCATAGGCCAGCGCGTGCGAATCGTCAGCCGGGGGCGCTGAATACGCATTTTCGACGCAGCCAGTGAATATCTCCCGCTGCACGAAGTCGTCGTACGCCTCCCCTGTCACTTCTTCGATAAGCGCCTCCATAACAGCGAGGGAGCCATTTTTGTAATCGTACTTTGCGCCCACCTCATGCTCGAGCGGCCCGTCCAGATAATCCTGCACTTCCGTGTCGAACCCGCCGTAAAGGTCTATGTCTGCCGTCAACCCCGAACGCATTTGCAGAAACTGGCGAACGGTAGCCACTTCCGCCCCGGAGGCAATAGAAGAATAGCGGCTCTCAAGATGTGGCCACACGGCATCATCTAAACTTACCCGCTCCTGTTCAACGAGCCGCATCACTGCCGTAGCCGTGAAGATTTTCCCAACGCTGGCGACATGGCAGGGGGTGTCCAGCGTAAACGGTAAGTCGCCCTCACCTTCTGCACGTGCCACTCCTCCCGCGTCAGACTGAACAACCGAACCGTTTTGTTCGATAATCCACGCGTAGCCCGCCGGGTTGTCAATTCCAGCGGCAATGGTAGACGAAAAATCAGTCGTTGCTGCCGTCCGCGTTTGCGAAGAACGGCGCAGGAAAACGGTGCCGTGAACGGCGTGGCTGTCGGTGTCTTTGCGAAACACTGGCGGAATGAACTTTGACGCCCCCGGCACAGGAGTAGCCGAGACCGTCTTCACCGTCCGTGCGCTGCTGCCGCTTTCGGCCCACACTTGCGATTCGTACAAATACTTCGTCCACCACGAGTTTGGCGTGTCGTCTGGATCGGAATGTGCAACGAACGGAAACCCAGCAACAATCCCATCGGTCGACAAACCCGACGCATTTCCAAGAATCACGTCACGAGCATTGCCGGCCTTTTCTTCTGTTTTACCAACATTCACTTTTTCAACAGGACTGCTGGATTCAACGCCGTCGAATGCGCGTCCAATGCTGGCGAACAGCTGCGTGTTACCCCACGAAAACGTGAGACTCTGGCCGTCCGATGAAAGAAAGCCGCCGTAAATACGAACGCCCAAATCGGTGTTGATCGAGTGCTGCTGTGAAGCCAGTTCGGTAAACCCGCTCGGGGCTGAAACAGCAGGATGGGTCTGTACGCTGAGGAAGACGAGCACATAGTCTCCGGACTGCCACGAGTCGTCGGAAAGCACCGCCTCCGACGCTTCATACCAATCCAGACCCGCCGTTCGCTCGGTAAGCACGGCATACGGCACCGGGCTGACGGACGCGACCGGACCGCATCCAGAAGGGGTGTACCGAAAGAAGTCCGTTTTGGTCGTATCGCCATCGCTTACCGAAACTCCGATAACGACGAACGCAAGATCGGCCGGCAGTCCTGTTTCGTCTACGGTGATTTCCGGTACACCTTCCGTCGTGCCGTCGTTCGACTGGCTCTGCGAAAGTAACCCCTTCAGCCAAACAGGCCGCGCGTCTTCGTCGTTTTCGCCGCGTACTTCATCGCTGCCGTCGGAGAAAGCCAACAGTTCCACGAACACGTCAAATGCCTCAAGGGTATCTCCGTCCGCATCGGTCACAGCTACATCATCGGATACATCAGTAGGTGAAAACGAAGCAGATCCGTTGGACGCTTTCGCATTCACCGTACTGTCCTTACGCGAAAAGTCGGTTCGATCAGGCATTTTCGGTGCGAACGTCTGCGAGATTCCAGACCGGAGCGTTTTGTGAGGGGGTCCCGCCGCCCCCGTATACGCCGTTGAGCTTGTACAGAAGGGTTACCTCGTAGACCCCGTCCGGCACCGGATAGAGCCAGAGCGCCCCTTCGTGGAGCCCGTAGCAGGTGGGGCGCCCGCTCTTCGCCTCGGGGCTGGCGGCGGCGGCGCGCACATCGGCGCCGGCCTTGTGCTCCAGCTCGCGATCCGCGATGCTCGCCCTGCGCATCACGTCGAGGGCCGACGTGACCGCGTAGGCGGCCTGCCCCTTCGCCGTCGAGACGGTAGCCCTCCCCTCGAAGCGATTCGTCTTCTTGGCGATCTCAATCAGGCCGTCCTGGAGGGCGGCCATCAGCGCCGGCTCGTCGGCCTCGGTGGGCGTCAGGCCGGGGTCTTCCAGGCGCCGCCCCAGGAGGCCGATCTTGCGCTTCACGCGCTCCAGTACGTCACCGGCGGTGTTCATGGGACTCGGCCTCTCTGAAAGTCAGCCTCTCTGAAGTTTAGATTACAGGGGATGCGCCTCTACTCTGCCGGGCGGTCCTCGCCCATCAGCCCATAGCGCAGCCCGCTGATCGCCCGCGTGGACGCCTCAAACGCAGCGCCGGCCCCTTCCTCCTTCGTGCTCTGGAGGACGCGCCCGGCCGCCTCCCACGTCAGCGCGTCGCGCAGCTCCTCGGGGATCTGCTCCGGCGCCGTGTCGGGCACGTAGGCGAACAGCTCCACCGTCGGCGTTGCGTCCTGCGGGTAGCACTCCACCGCCTGGTTGACGCTGCCGGAGAAGTAGGGCGCAAGGCTGGCAATCGGGTGCGCCTCGTCAGCGGAGGTAAACGGGTTGGCTTGAAGGCGGTAGCGGCTCGAATCGAGGGGGACGAACTCATCCACCGCGTGCTTCCACTCCGGCAGGCGCACCCGCAGGAAGCGAATGAAGTCATCCGGCACCGGAATCACGGTCTTGCGCCCGTCGTTGGTGGGGGCCACGCTCGCGCTCCCGTCGTCGGCGGCAGGGTAGACGAGCTCGCGCGGCACGCGCCGCAGGATCGAGCGCCCCGCCTCCACGAGCTCCTGGTACGTGCTCTTCCGGTTCACGGGCGTCGTCTGGCCCTGAGCGGTCACCTGGTCCACGCGGTATTCCACGCGCTCCACGAGCGTTTCCTGGCTGGGGGTGTTGTTGGGGTCGTAGGTAAAAGTGGGCATGGGCACCGTTTGCTAGGGGTGCCATGCGCTGTGCCCGTGCCACTTAAACCTGGGATTGCTCTCCGCCGAGAGGGTCAGTCCTCCAGTTCGGGGAAGTCGTAGCCGTGCTCCTGGGCGAAGGCGCGGATCAGGGCCGGCTCGCCCCGGATCTCGTCGATCTCCTGTTCGGAAGCGCCCGTCTCGCGGGCGAGGTAGGCCACCGCTTGGTTCGGGTTGGTGTAGCCGAGCGTCTTGAGCTCACCCTCACTAGGCTCACCGTCATCATCCGGGAGGTCTTCTGGGCGGGGTCCGCCCTCGGCGGTTTCCGTGTCGGAGGTTTCCGTGTCGGCGGTTTCCGTGTCGGCGGTGCCCGATTCCGTCTCACTGGGGTCTTCCTCTGGGCGAGATTCGCTTTCGGAAACGTCCTCACTGGAAACCTCCTCCATCTTCTCCTCCAAGTGGTCCACCGACCGAAAGCGCACCCCGAAGGCCGGGTGCTCTTTGAGCGCCTGGATGCGCGCCTCCCCGCGCACGGCGGTGGGGTCGGGCGTCAGGTCTACCGCGCCGAGAGGCACGTTCTTGTACTGCGTCCCCTGCGGGGTCTTGTAGGCCTTCTCTTGGTCGGGAAGGAGAATCGTCTCGTTCTCGCCGGTCGTCGAGGCGAAGCGTTCGGTGGTCATGACAAAGGGGCTGAGGGTTTGGGGAGAAAAGTGCTGGTGGAAAGCGTTTGGGAAGGCGTTCTTTTCCCGTGCCGCCGGGAGCCGGGGCGAAAGCACCGTAGCCGTTGCCCCGGCTCCGAGCAACACGCGCTGGAGCAACACGCTCCAGGCGACATGTGCCCCATCAGGAGCCGCGGATGATGTAGTGCGTGTCCGGGCGGCGCACTTCGAGGCTGGACTTCTCGATGTACTGCTCGGCCTCGGCGTCACGGATGCCCGTCTCTTTGAGCATCAGCTTCCGCTTGTCCATCGGCTGCATCTCGCGCTTGTAGATGTTGTTCATGTCCAGCACCACGCCGAAGTTGGTGTAGCCCAGCTCCTCAAAGCCGGGGTGATACGCCACCATCAGGCGCCCAAAGCGCGTCTTGAGCTCCGAGAAGGTCACGCCGGCAATCGTGCGGCTCGGCGCCGTCTGCATCTTCGAGAGCAGCACCTTGTCCAGCTCGGTGCAGAGCTCCGCGTCGGCGAAGAGCATCCGCGTGAACGCCCCGTCGTTGCCGGTGAAGATGGTCTTGTTGATGTCGATCAGGCTCGCCTCGCTCATCCCACCGATCGTGTAGTTGATCGTGTTGGGGATGTAGCGCGTCACGCCGTTCTGGGTGTAGCGGTCCTCGGCGTTCTGGGCCGTCGATTCGGAGGCCACCCCGAAGAAGCCGTTGAACTCGAAGCTGCGGCGCAGGTCGATCAGGTTGTCCTGGCGCGCGCGCTTCCAGTCGTCGGTCATCGTGTGGTTGGACGTGCGACGGCGGTGATCGGAAATCTCGACGACCGCGTCGTAGGTGTGGACGAGGTTCCAGTCGTATTCCGGCATCATCGCGCGACTCTCCGAGGGCTCGTCCGATTCCGTCTTGGAGTTCCCGATCCGCGCGAGCGGGTCGTCAGCGGAGGTCGCCGGGACGGTCCCGAAGCTGTCGCCGCCCGATTCGACCTCATCGACGAGCGCGCGCACGGTGATCGTGCCGGCTGAGGCGTCCTTGACCTCCTCGACGAGCATCACCGGGGCCGTAAGGTCGCCGGGGATCGAGATGAGGTCGTTTTTGCGCCAGCGGTTGCCGTTCTTGACCGTCCAGTCCACCGTCGCGCCGTCGGCGCCGGCAGTGCTCCCCGATGCGATCTCGTCGGTGCGGGGGATGCGGTCGGAGCGCGCCCACTCGATCTTGACGTTCTCGACGCCGCCCTGACGCCGCCCTTGCAGCTTGCGCATCATCGTGTCGAGCGGAAAGCGGCTCGGCTCCAGCACGGCCAGCGCGTCGGAGACGTCGCGAACCTTGTGCTCGTCGGGCGTGCTCGTCTCCTTGATGTCGGAGACCGGCGCTCCCGTGGCCGCCGCGGCGAAGGCCGCGCCCTGGGCGTCAACGTTGAAAACGAGGGTCGCCGTGAGGGCCACGAGAAAGCCCATCAGGCAACCGCAGAAAATGCGAGCGTAGCGGTTCCAGTCGAAGTGCTTCATGGTTAGGGTGCAGCCGATGATGAGCTGCGCGGTTGGTGGGTGTGATGGGCCGGCGCGGAGGCGGCCTGCCAGCCCGCGATAGATGTGCGAGAGGAAAAATCCTCTCTTCAAAGCCTCCAAGTGAGAAAGTCGGTGGTAAAAGTCTGCCTCAAACGCCTTCGAGGACGCCGCCATTGGCGCCGCCGAGGTCCTGCGCGAGGGCGAGCGCCCCGTCCGGGTCGGCCTTCTCCTCCTGGTCGCCGGCCGAGCCGTCGGGGGCCTTGGGCAGGCCGTCGCCCTTCTGTTTCTTCTTCTCGCGGCGCTCGTTGATCTGCTGGTTGCGCCCCTTCGTCTCCCCCTCCTCGCGGGCGGCCTCAACGTCCTCCTCGTAGCGCATCCCCCGGTGCATGACCTCCAAGAAGTCCTCCGGCAGCTGGCCGCCGTTCGCCGGGTCGCCGTTGACGTAGGTCTGCACCTCTTTCAGGAAGCGGGTCATCTCCTCGTCGGAGTAGTCGTGCTCCTCCTGGAACGCGACCCGCATCTGCTGCCCCTTCTCGCGGGCGGCCTCGGCCTGTTCCTCGATCTGCTCCCGGCGCGCCTCCTGGCGCGCCTGCGCCTTCAGGACCTCGGGGTTCTCCTCGGCGGCGCCGGGGTCGAGGTCCATCGTGGCGACGGCCTGCTCTAACGAAAGCCCCTCCTCGACGGCCAGCCGCGTGGCCTCTTGCAACTGCGGATCGCTCTCGAAGGCGTCAATCAACTCCTCGTTGGCGGAGACCTCCTGCTCGATGAAGTCCACCGGGTCGCGCGGGTTGCCCTCCTCGTCTTCCCCCAGCTCGATGCCCCGCTCGGCCAGGCGCTCGCGCTGCTCGGCCACCGGGTCGTAAGCGGACTCCTCCTCCTCAGAGGCGGCCTCTTCGCCTTCCTCCTCTTCGCCGTCCGTTTCTTCGCCCTCGCCAGCGGGCGCTTCGCCGGCGGGCGTTTCGCCGGAGGACGCCTCCTCATCAGAGGTCCCCGATTCCGCATCGCTCGTGGCCCCTTCCTCCGCATTCGAGGCGGCCTCCTGGGGCGTCGCCTCCTCGCTCGCCTCCTCCGACGACGTGGCGTCGCCGGGTTCCTCGCCGCCGCCGGATTCGGAGCCAATCTCGTGCATCGCCGCGTGGAACGCCGTGTGGCGCCCGTCCGGGTGCTCCTCCCCGCCCTGGCTGCTCTGGAGGGCGCCTTGGAGGGCGTCGTCGATGACGTCGCCGGTCGTTTCCGGCTCCTCGACGCGCTCGCCCTCTACCGAGGACATGTCCTGCCCCGAGTCTCCGGACTCGTTCGCCTGGGGCGCCTCTTGGGGCGCGGCTTCGGGGGAAGGGTCGGCGTCGGTCTGCGCGTCGGTTTGCGCGCCCGAGCGGTGGTTGTCCATGATGCCCATAGCAGGAATCCGTTGTAAGGGTCAGAGGGGGTGGGGAAACGGGGTGCAGTCAAGCAAACTCATAACTCACGGCCAGCTGCCCGGTCGTCGGCGCGGTCCCGGCCGAGGTGCGCACCTCCACGTCAAAGAGACGCGAGAGGCAGGCCAGCTCGCCGGCGTAGGTCACCGCGGTGGCGGTGGGGGGTGCGCTCCCGTCGGCGGCGGGCACGAAGCGGTGCGTGGCGCCGGCAGAGACGCTGGCGCTGGCGATCACGTCATCGGTCCCGCCTCGCACCAGCTCGACGGTCACGTTCTGGTCCGTACCGTTGTCGAGGGCCACGTGCAACGCGCGCAGGCCGTGCGGCACCACCAGGGCCGAGGACTCCCCACCCACGTCGGCGGCGGCCACCTCGAAGGACTGGCGGTCCGCCACGTCGTGCTCGAATGCTTTTGGAGAGCGCGTTTTCATGCGTGGTCTGCGGGGTTCGTGCTACCGAGGGGGCTTTTCGCTACGCCGACGGGACCGCTTGCCGAGGCACCGCCTGCCGGGAGAGATCTCTCGATCCGCCGCCGTTGGAGGGAGCGCCCCCGGAAGGAGGCTTCGCCTGGGGGCCGCCCGCCTGGGAGCCCGCCCCCTGCGCGCCGCCTCCTTGCGGCCCACCCGCCGCTTGAGGCCCACCCGCCGCCGTCTGGGGTCCGCCTGCCTGTTGGCTCGGGGCCGCGCCCTGCGCCTGGTTCAGGAGCGCCAAGGCGTCCTCGTCGCCGTTTTTGGCGGCCTCCGCCAGCTCCGGCGCCACCGGGAGCCCCATCAGCATCGGGTTCGTCTGCTGGATTACCTTGCGCATCGCGTCGGACTTTGGGTGCGAGCTCATCTGGAGGTACTGGTCGAAGGTGATCCGCGCGCTCTGGAGGTGCTCCTTGAGGTCCTGCTCCCACAGCTTGCGCGTCGTGGCCGTGTCGCGCACGTCCTGGATGACGATGTCGTAGTCGATCCCGCGCACGGTCTCCGGGTCGAAGGTCACGGCCTTCTGGCTCTTGGGGCCTTGCAGGTGGCGCTCGTCGTAGAACTGGAGGACGACCTGGAGGGCCTTCCGGTCGCGCTTGCGCCGCGTCGCGTAGAAGCTCTCGAAGTATTCGATCGTCGAGGTCTGCCCTTGCTCGATCTGCGCGGCGTACTGGCTGGCGGTCACCTCCCGTTCGGGGGCCTGCCCCTGCACGGCACTGTTCACGCCCGAGATCTTTTCCATCCAGTCGCGCTGCTGCCCCAGCCAGTTGAAGATCCCGGCCGGGATGCTATTCGCCGTGATCTGCCTGGGCATCTGGTCGTGCTTCTTGGAGGGCTCGTACTTGATCGCGCCTCCCATGCGGGTCCACTCCTCCGCGAAGTCGTCGATGTCCATATCATCAGGGATCGCGTCCCGGGGCACCATCAAGAGCCCCTTCGCCCCCACGCCGAACATGAAGTCAATCGAGGCGGTCATCCGGTTCATCAGGCGCTGCGGGTCGATGATGTCCTCGACCATGCCCCAGTGCTCCCCGTCCAGCATCGTCGGGAAGCCCAGCGTGTAGGGGTGCTCGTCGTGCCAGTAGGGGGTCTCCCCCTCCCACAGGACGTGCCCATCGGGCGTGAGGTAGTAGACGTGCCAGACGTCTTCGTACTCCTCGTCGACGTCGAGGAGCGGCACGCTGGGGAGCCCGTTGGCCATGGCCACCTGCTTGCGCTCCTCGTTGATCGACCGGATCTCCGCGTCGGACAGGTCGGTCTCCTCGTAGGTGCCGTCCAGCGGGTCGTGCACGTAGCGCTTCCACTCGTGCTCCTTTTTCCAGACCTCCACCACGCGCGCCTTCTCCGGCTCATTCGGCCAGTACCAGCTGAGGCTATCGGCCTGCTCGAAGTCCTCGTAGCTCGCCCCGGTGAAGCGCTCGACGTGCGCCGGCTGGATCTCCGCGTATAGCTCGCGCAGGTGCCTCTCTTCCACCGGGTCATCGGCGAACTGCTGGATGATCTCGTTGAGGGTCCAGTCGTGGATCTCGCCGATGAAGCGCAAATCCTTGCCCCGCCGGTCGTTCAGGTCGGGGTTGTAGAAGAGGCGGTTCTGGTTGACCGGGTCGATCGAGACCTCATCGCGGTTGTGCACGCTGTCGTACTCGGCGTGCACCTTCCACCCGAACGCGCCCGCCAGGAGACACTCCAGAAACTCGTCCGCATCGACCTCGGAGACGTCGTTGAAGTCGTGCGTCACCTCCAGGGCGACGCCCATCTGCTCCTCGGCGCCCTGGTCTTCCCGCTCGCGGGCCACCGGGAGCGGGTCGGCATACCCCTGTCGGAACTGCCCGCGCAGGTTCTGCACGATGGGCCGGATCTCGTTCATGACCCACGGCACGCGCCCCTGCTCGCGCAGGCGCTCGGCCTCATCGACGGTTTCCCCGTCGGCGTCGGTGTAGGTCTCCCACTGCTTGCCGTAGAAGTAATCTCGGGCGCGGCGCCGGCGACGGCGCGCGTCGCGGGGCGCCGCCCCCCCCCCCCCCCCGAAGGGCAAGCACGCCGTCGCCGGCGCGCGTCACGGCGCGCCTCCCAGGCGCGCCGCGACTCCTCGACTAGGTCGTGCCTCTGCTTCGGCTTCTTATCGCGGACGACCTTCATCATGTCGGAGGTCGTCTCAGGCACGCCCGCCGGCATCGGCACCTGGCTGGGCGGCTCCGGCGGCGCCCCCGGGAATCCCTGCAAGCCTCCCTGCTGGGGGAGGCCAGCTTCCTGCTGAGGGCGTTGCCGGCGTTGGGGGCTGAAGGGCACAGGCCGCAGAGGGCGATAGTCGCCCAGTAGAAACGGGGAAAAGAGGCTTTTCCTGGCGAGCGTGCCCCGCAAGATGAGCAAGCCCAGTGACCCTCTGCGCCCGCGCAGCCTGCGGCTCTGTAAGGTGCAGCCCCATGAGCACACCCACTCACCTCACGCGAACTCTGCTGCTCCACCGCGCCGCTTGCGGCGCTTCCTCTTGATAGGCACCTCGCGGCACGGCTCCATGTACTCCAGGGCCAGCCACACCGCCCCGGCGGTGCTGATCACGCGGTCGTCGTGCTGGCCCTCCACAGCGCCGTAGCTGCCGCGCTCCTTGCGCTCCAGGTAGTCGAACTCATCGCAGGCCCGCGCGTCGCGTTCGATGTACTCCTCATCGCGCATCGCGCCCTTGTGCGCGTTGAGCATGAGCATCTTCGACTGCTGGTTGGTGTGGAAGCCCAGCTTCCTTCGCGCGTCGGCGTCCTTGTCGGGGTCGGTGCGGTAAAAGAGGTTGTCGTAGTAGTCCCGGATCGCGTGCAGGACGGTGTAGCTGTGATCCGAGTCGAAGCCGCGCGTCTCGTCGCCGTGGTCTCTGCGCAAGCTGTTGACCTCCACCGCCAGAAGCGCGTCGTCATACCATCGCGCCAGGCGCGCGGCTTCCCACGCGAAGAGGTCCTGGTCGAGGTGCCCATGCCACACGGCCACCGTCTCGGGCACGCCATGCCAGATCATCGGCAGCCGGTCGATCACCTTGACGGTCGAATAGTCCGCCTGGTCGGTCGTCCCGCCGACGTCGGCAAACGCCGCATAGCGGCGGGGATAGCGGTAGCCCTCGCGCTCCAGGTCGCCGTCGCTCTCGCCGGGGCGCTGCCACACCTGCAAAAAGCCCCGCGCGCCGGGGATGAACTCGATGCCGGTGAGCGCGTCTTCGCCCTTCTCCCCGTCTGCCACCAGGTTGCCGATCTCTGCCGGCGGACAGGTGTGCTTGCGGGCCTTTTTGACGTAGGGCTTCGGGTAAAAGCGGCTGCCGGAGCTCTGGAAGGCCTCGTCGGGCGTCGAGGGGTACTCGCTCTTCCGGCGCCACTCCTCGTCCATGCCCGGCTCCTGCTGGCGACGCCGGTACCACTCGATCTGCTGGAGGCTGGCGCCCTCGTGCCACAGCACGCCCCACTCGTACTCGTCCAGGGTGTCCAGATAGCGCTCGGGCGTGGTCGGGAGTTCGGCCTGGTTCTCTTCGTTGTCGAACCAGGCGACGAAGAAGGGCTCGTAGCCGCCCGCATCATCGGGGTCCTCGGCTGGTGCTCCTTCCGCTGGACGGAAGCTTTCCTCTGGGCCGAAGCCGCCCGCGGCGCCGTCGGAGCCCCCGGCCCTCTCCTTCTCGAGCTCGCCGTTGGCTTTCTGCCACATGCGGTGGAAGAAGTTGCCCACGCCCTTCGCCGTCGATTCGATGACGCAGAAGGTGTAGGGCGCGTCCACCAGGGCGCCGGACAGGCTCTGCGCGAAGCTCTCGGCGTTGACCTGGGCGGCACTCTTCCAGAGGCCCACCTCGCTGAGGTGAAGCATCTGGTAGGTGTAGGAGCGCACCGCGTCGGGGCGCTCCACGCTGCCCACGCCCATGATGCACTCGCGCTCCTCGACGTAGCGCGTGTTCTGGGAGCCCTCGTAGGGGCGGTGCGTGACCGCGCCCACGTCGGCGGGGTACTTGTCCGCCGCCAGCGTGTACATGCCGCGGATGCGCTTCGCGGCCCCCTTGTCCTGCGCGCAGACGAAGCTGTTCCAGTGCTTCTTGTGGCGCTGCTGTATCCACATCATGTACAGCTGCATGGCCGTCGAGCCGCCCCACTGCCTCGCTTTCAGGAGCACCAGGCGGATCGGCTCCCCCGCCAGGCGCTGGCGCTCAAACGAGCGCACGAGCTCGCGCTGCGGGCGCCGCAGGATGAAGGGCTGATGTCCCTCCGTCTTCGTCTCGATCTGAATGCAGACGGCCGCCCAGAACGAAAAGTCGTGATCGTAGCGCAGCTCCTTGAGCGCCGCCTTCGCCTCACGGAAGGAGATCCCCACGTCCTCGGCCATCGCGGCGAGGCTGCCGGCCTCCAGCGCCGCCTCCACGACCGCCTCGCCGCGCATGGTGTCGGGCAGGAGCCAGGCCCGGGTCTCCTCGTCGAGGTCGAGTGCGAAGCGCTGGAAGGGCTCCTCCTCTCGCTCCAGCTGAGGGTCGCCAATGGCGCCGCGCCCGCTGATGGGGTCGAACCCACGATTCAGGCGGCGCTGCCTGCGCTGGTTCTCTTTGAGGATCTGCTCTTTGTCCTGCTCGATCTCCATGCCCTGCCTTTTGACACCCTGTCAGCGCGCGGGTCGTAGATGAGCTCTTCCCCGGGCTGGGCGTTGATGACGGCCAGCTCCTCGCCCGGCGCGCTGGCGACGACGGTGAGGACGCGCCCGGCACGGCCGTAGGCGCGCTCCTCCAGCCACGCGGGGAGCGCTCCCCGGCTCTCGCCGGGGCGCCGGAGGGGGCTCCTGTTGGTCCATCGGCAGCCGGGCGGCTGCGGGCCGCCTCCCGGGCTCCAGCTCATGGGGCCTCGCTCGGATAGTCCTCATTCTCGTAAGCCAGAAACGCGGCTTCGACCGCCACCCTTGCCAGCACGTACACGATCAGCAGGCCCAGCGTGGCCCCCAGCGCCACCGCTCTCGGGAGGCGGCCCCACACCGCTTGGAGCGCCCCCACCAGCGCCACCAGGAGCGCGTTGTAGGCGAGGGCCTTGCTTCGCCAGCGCGGCTCGTCAGGGCCGATGCCGGCGAAGACGAGAGCGCGCGCAGCTCTCCCGAGGCCGCCCAGCAGGTGGCCGCTTACGCTGCGCAGCCCGACCCACGCGATGCGCGGCAGGTACGTCACGCTGCGCCACCAGCGCCCCACAGCACCCGCGCGAGAGCCTGCGACGAGCAGTACGGCCAGCCTTACGCGCTCCCACAGCGAGAAGCTCTTCGCCTCCCGGAAAGCGTGCTCCATCCACACCTCCGAATGGTTGCGCAGGTAGCGCTTCGCCAGGCGCTTCTCCTTGCTGTGCAGGTGCTTTCTGTGGCTGCTGCTCATCGTATATGCTCCTCACATGCCAGTATCCTACGTGTGGTAGTGCGTTTCGACCTTCTGCTGCACCAGCTCCAAGGCCTGCTCGGAGGCCGAGGAGGCGCCGCCGGCTTCCTGCTCGGCCCCGCCGGTCAGTTCGAGGATCTTTGCGAGGGCCTTCAGGGCGCGCTGGGGGTCTGCCAGTCGGACGTCGAGGGTCGTCTCAGAGGTGCCGTCCTCCTTCGTGGTGGTGCGCTGCGTCAGGTCGCGCACCTGGCCGAGGGCCGCCCGCCCGGAGGCTTTTTCCAAGTCGAGCTGCGCGCACCCCTCCTCGTCGATAGAGACGAAGTCGGCCGCTGAGGTGCGCGCCAGGTTCGAGAGGCGCGCGATCACCTCCGCCGCGTCCATCATCACCTCGTCCATCACCGCGCGCAGGTACGCGCGAACCTTAGGTTTTCTTAGGGTGCGGCTGGCCTGCACGGCCGCAGCGTTGTCGGTGGAAAAGTCGTAGACACGCCGCGCCGCTTCCGTTTGGTTGAGCGTCTCGCAGTAGGTGTCCACCAGGGCCTTCTGCTTGGCCGTCAGCTCGGCGGCGAGCGCCTCGATATCCGGCGCGCCCTCCGGCCTGTCCCCACGCGCCGTTCTGTGCGCGGGCGCTTGGGCGGTCTGCTTAGGTTGAAGGCCGGCAGCGGAGGGCGTGCTCATGCCTCACAATATGTGCCACGCGCACGCCCCACTGCGTAGCGCCGTCCTGACGCCAGCGTAAGCCACACCGTGAGGACGCCGACGCCGGCAGTGCTACCTTCCCCCTATCGCACACGCACGCCATGCGCTGTGCCTTTGCCACGCCCCGCCTGCGCTCCCCGAGCCGAAAGGCTCCTGGATGCGGGCGGGGCGTCTTTACGGGAGGCGCGTGTGAAGTAACCGTTAAACCCTACGCTTTTCCCGCACGTTTGGAAACCAAAAGGTTTACAGCGCATGTAAGGGCAGCGACAAGGCGGGGAACACATCCCGCCACGCTGATACACCCGACCAACTCCACACCAGGACAATGGAAGACACCAGCCAAGAAGCCCGCTACGACTACACCAGCCCGCTCTCGCTTCTCGACGCGAAGCCTTCGGAAGGCGACACCTTCGAGGCCCCGCGCAAGCGTCTCTTCACCGAGCAAGGCGAAGACACGCTCACCGTCGTGGACGTCGAAGAGAAGCACATCGCAAACGGCAGCGGTTACCGCGGCAATGGCATCGTGGCAGCAGAGCCCGCAGACGACACGCGCACCAAGTACGTCGTCACCCTTGAAGACCCGGACGGCGCGCGCTTTGAGAAAGAGGAGTGGAAAAGCAACTTGAACTGGTAGCGCCGCCTTCGTTGCGGCGATACACCCGGCGGTTTCGGTAATCGCCCGATGGCTCCGCACAAGCGGAGATACTGCACACAGAAAAGGCCGCCCGGCTGGACCCCGAGGCGGCCTTTTCTTTCGCTGATACGCCTTCCTCACACCCTCCCGCCTCCATGAGTTCCCGCGTCACCTATGTCACCGCAGACGAGTTGCGCAACATGGCCGCCCGCGCGGTCACCAAAAGCGAACTTTCGCTCCGCGCCGTCGGCGAGGAGTGCCAGATGAGCCACACGAGCGTGGCCAAGGCGATAGGGCGTGGCGCCGACCCGCCTCCCGCCTCGAAATACTCGGCGACATGCAGCTACATCTTGGAGCGCCTCTCAGAGCGTGTTATCGCCGTTGAGCCACGCTGGGGCGTCCATGCTCGCGAGAAATGCACGCCTCCCACACCGTGAATGTGAGGTTGCTCTCGTGTAGCTACGCCGAAAGCACTGTGCCCAGGCCCGGCGCTTTCGGCGTAGCTATCCCTGCTGCTGCCACGCCCGCCGCACCCGCTCCCAGCTCGCGCGGTCGCAGTCCATCCCGAGCGGCAGGCGCTCCTTGCCCTCCTCCCGCGCCCAGTCGTCGCGCTCAAAGGCGCGCTCGACGTCGCGCCGTATCGTCTTGCGCGCCCAACTGGAGAGCTGCGGCCACGCTTCCGCCAATGCATCGCAGTGCAGCGCGACGGCGTAGGTCTTGCGCCCAAGCATGTAGCGCGTGGCGGAGACCAGAAGGTCTTCCACGTCGAAGCCGAGCGCTTCAGCCGGCGGGTCGGTGCGTCCGCTAATGGAGGTGCTCATTGTTCGGCGGCTTTTTGCTTGCGTCGTTGTCGCTGTCGTCTGTTGGAAAATGGAGGGGGGTCATTCTCCAAAAAGTGAGTGCTGACTTTCCGCCGGCGGGCCAGCCAAGTGCACCACGTCGAGGTTGCTCGGCTCGGAGAGGCGCGCGGCCAGTTCGCTCCGGTGGCACTGACGGTAGTCCTTGCATCCGCACATCAGAATGATGGTCTCTGGCGAGAAGCCGCACTCCTGAGGCACACGTTTGAGCCGGCGGCGTCCAGCCTCGAAGTCAGCAATTTCGGTCAGGCCAGGCGGGATGTTTCTGTAGTTTTCGTTTCCGAAAGCTGGGAAGTGCAGGTAGTACCCCTCCAGCTCGCAAGAAAGGCTTTTCTTCGAGAAGCCGGGCTTTGAAGAGCGCGCCTGAAGGCGCACGTCCACGACGACCGCACCGAGCATTTTTGCTGTCTCGCGCACTTCGTCGAGCGTCCAGGTGGCGTAGCCGAGCGTGTATAGGGTGTCCATGATCCGTCTTTGCTTTCAGTTTTTTCTTCAAACAGGCATGGGAGAGCGGTGTAGGTGGGAGAGGGCGTTCACGCAGCCACGGCGTCCTCGCTGGCGGCGGGCTGCGTCGGAATGTCCAGCTCGATGCCCTGCGCGAAGTCTTCGAGGCACATCCGCGTCCGGCCCGGTTTGCGTTTGACGTAGCGCTGCCGCTCGATCAGGCGGTCGGCCATGTCGTCGAGCAGCTCTTCCCCGCGCTGGAAGTGGTGCGACACGTCCGAGCCAGTACGTGAGAGGTAGCT